GAGGGCACGATGCGCGCGCGCCTGGCCGATGCCGTCGGGTCGATCATCACCGACGCCGCGGCCCGCGGGCAGACGGTCGGCGACGTCACGCGGCGGCTCGCCACCGAGATCCGCGCGGCGCCGCGCACGCCGGAGGACGACGACGAGCGGGCGATCCTGTCGTGGAGTCGCGCCGAGACGATCGCCCGGACCGAGATGGGCCGCGCGGAAAACCAGGGGCGGCTGGCTGCGTACGAGGCCACGGGCGTGGAGGAGCTCGAGTGGATCGCGTACAGCGACGGACGCTCGGGCGACCGCCACCACGAGCGCCTGGACGGCGTGCGCATCCGGCGCGGCGAGACGTGGCGGACCCCGCTGGGCAACCGCCTTCGCCTCCCCGGCGATCCATCGGGGCCCGTCGAGGACACGGCTAACTGCCGGTGCACCATGCGCCCCGTGCGTCGGTGACGCGGGGGCCTCCGTCGGGCTAGGGTGGCGGCGTGCGCGACGTGACCTCCGACCTACACCAGCCCATGGGCCTGACGGGCGTGCCGCGCTCGGGCGGGACCATCATCGACGAGTACGCCCGCGGCCTCATCGGCTCGCAGCGCGCGGCCGAGGTCTACCGCGAGATGCGCGACGACGGGCTCCCCGGCGCGTTCGTGTCGCTGGTGCGCCTTATCGCGGGCTCGGTCACGCTCGACGTCGAGCCGCCGCCCGACCTCGCCGACGACGCGACCGCGCTCCGGCTCCGCGACGACTGGCGCACGCGCATCGACCGGCTCGAGACGCCGCTCTCCGAGGTCGTCCAGGAGATGCTGGAAAGCGCCGTCGTGTACGGCCTCGGGATGCACGAGCCGATCGTGCGCCTCGAGGGCGGCCGGTGGCGCACCATCGATCTCGAGCCGCGCGGCGGGGACACCGTGTACCAGTGGCGGCTCGACGACCGCGACCGACCGATCGCCGTCCAGCAGCGCGTCCGCGACGGGCGCACCGCGTGGCTCGAGATCGACCGCATCGTCCACGCGCCCATCCCGACGCACAACCGCAGCCCCGAGGGCCGATCGCTGTTCCGCTCGGGCTGGCGGCACTGGCAGCAGGCGCGTGATCTGTCGACCGATGAAGCGATCGGCGTGGGCCGCGACCTGACGGGCGTGCCGGTAATCGAGCTTCCGCCCGACATCATGTCCGCCACCGCCGACCCGACGGCCGCGCGGGTGCGCGCCGAATACGAGCAGATCGGCGCCCGGCTGCGCGCGGGGCGCTCGGCTTACGTGCTCATCCCCTCGGCCGAGACGCGCGACGGCAAGACCGGCTATGGGATCCGGCTGATGACCTCGGGCGGCACGCAGCGCGTCGTCGCCGACACCCCGATCCGCCGTCACGAGTCGCGGCTGATGATCTCGCTCCTGTCGGAGTTCATGTTGCTCGGCACCGAGTCGGTCGGCTCGAGAGCGCTGGCGGACCCCAAGATCAACCTGACGCAGCTCGCGATCGGGAGCTTGGTCCGCCGGGTGCTCTCGGCGCTGTCGTACCAGTGGATCGCGCGCCTCGTGCGATGGGAGGGCGGTGACGACCGCTATGCGCCGCGCCTCACGCACTCGGCGATCGACCCGCCCGACCTGCCCGAGCTCGTCGCGCTGCTCTCGCAGGCCTCGACCGCGGGCCTCGTCGTGCCGACCGAGGAGCTGGCGCGCCACGTCCTAAGCCAGATCCCGGGCGCCCCGGTGTCCGAGCCCGCGACCCGGGTCATCGCTGACGCGCTTGCGACCCCGGCTCCGGCGAACGAGCCGACGCAGGGCGCGGCCGACACCACCGACGCTCCCGCTGTTCCCGCCGCGAACACCGCCTTGAACGGTGCGCAGGTCGAGAGCGCACTGGAGATCGTGTCGCGGGTGGCGCGCCGCGAGCTCCCGCGCGCGTCGGGCGTCACCGCGCTCGTCGAGTTCTTCAGCCTCGACGTCGCCCGCGCCGAGCGGATCATGGGCGACGTCGGACGCTCGTTCTACGTTGACGCCGCCGACGGCGCGCCGACGGGGACATGATGCGGACGACGATCCTCCTGGTCCTGCTCACCACCGCCGCGTGCGGTTCGGTCGCCGACCCGGTGACCGGGTGCACGACCGAGACGGTGTGCGCGCGCACGTGCGACACCGACCCGGGCGACATCGAGGCCTGGTGTGCGGTGCGCTGCGGCGCCTGCGAGCCGACGGACGAGGTGTTCTATCCGGGGCTGTCGTTCGACGGCAGCGCGTGCCGCCTGGAGACCGTGCCGGTCACCGAGGCGCGGCCGTCGACGTGTTGGCGGGAGCGCCAGCCGTGGCGATGACGGCCGACGGTACGAACGCCACGCGCCCCGCCGCGAGCTCGGCGGCGATGCCCGAGGCCGTCGCGCTCGACAGGTCGATCACCTCGCCGGCGCGCACGCTCCGGCCCCCCGACGTGAGCGCCACCGCCGCCACGTAGACGCCGGGCTCTCGAGCGCCGGCGCTCCCCGACAGCACCCACCGCATGACCGCGAGCGCGCGGCGTCCCGCGGCGTCGGGCCGCCGCAGCGTCTCCCACGCAGCGCCGAGCAACACCGCGACCTCGCGCGCGAGCGGGTCCGCGTCGGCCGCGTCGATGCGCACCTCGGGCGACGCGAGCCCCGCGGCCTCGACGATCGACAGCCCGAGCACGTCGGCGAGGAGCACCGCGGCCCGCGGCGGCATTGTGCGGTGCCCGCTCTCGACGCTGCGCACGTGGCCCGCGTCGAGGCCGAGGGCGTCGCCAAGCTCGCGCGAGGTCATCGCCGCGGCCGTGCGTGCCTCGCTCGCGGCGCTCGCCGCGTCGGGGTCGGGGGTGCGTCGTCGTCGTGAGCCCATCGGGTCGCACCGTACCACGCGCCCGCGCGCGTCGGCGACAGTGGCGGCGTGCCTGTCCCCGCGCACCTGAGCGGCGCTCTCGCCGACCTGTGGGCCTCGACCGAGGCGACGTGCTTGCGTCTCGGCATGCCGCCCGCGCAGGCGCGCGCCATCGCCGATCGCGCCGTCGAGTGGCGCGAGACCGGCAAGGCGCGCATGTCCAGCGATCACGCCGAGGTCCGCGCCCGCGTCGAGACGATGAAGACCGCGACCGCGGGCCTGCGCATCTACGGCTGGGCGTCGGTCGTCGACGACGGCGCGCGGCTCGTGGTCGACCACGACGGCGACATCATCCCGCCCGCCGAGCTTGAGCGCGCGGCCGCGAAGGCGCTCGGGGCGCCGCTCGACGTCGATCACCGCAAGGTCGAGGTCGGCCGCATCTCCGAGTCGATGTGGCTCGACCCCGCGAAGCGCCTCGCTCTCGGCGTGCCGCCCGAGGGCCCGACGGGCTGGTGGATCGGCGGCGAGGTCACCGACGCCGCGACCATCGCGCGCGTGGAGTCGGGCGAGTTGCGCGAGCTGTCGATGCGCTTCCGCCGCCGCCGCGTGCCGCTCGACGTCACCGCCGCCAAGGCGCTCAACCCAACCGACGTGCCGGGTCTCGCCGTGCTCGTCGACCTGGAGATCGCAGACGTCTCGCTCGTCGCCGAGGGCGCGGGTCGAGGCGTCGAGATCCGCGAGACACGCAAGAACAAGGAGACCTACAGCATGAAGATCGAGGAGATCCAGGCGGCGATCGCCGCTCTCTCGCCCGAGGACAAGGCGGCGCTCATGGCGGCGCTGATGCCGCCGACCGAGGCCGAGGACAAGACCGAGACGCCGGAGCAGGCCAAGGCGCGCGCCGAGGCCGAGGCGATGAAGGCGCGCGTGGTCGCGCTCGAGGCGCAGATCAAGCGCCGCGACATCGCGGACGCGGTGAAGGCGCGGATCGGCGAGGTGCCGGGCGCGACGCACGACGACCTCGTGAGCGTGCTCGTCGCGCTCCCGGAGGCGCAGCGCACCGTCGTCGAGTCGATCGCCAAGGCGTCGTCCGAGGCGGCCAAGGCGCTCCAGACGCGCCAGGGCCTCACGGCGCCGGGCTCGGGCACGGTCGCCACGTTCGACGACGCGTACATGGCCGCGAAGTCGAAGGCCCCGAAGGCGACGCCGGACGAGCTTGCGGCGATGGTCGCGGTCGATCACCCCACCCTCTACGCCGAGCGCTTCGGGCGCAACGGCGGGCGCTGAGCGAGGAGCACCAACATGGCGACGTATATCTCCCCCCCCGTCCGCGTGGTGTTCACGGCGGGCGTCGATCTCAGCGGCTCGCGCTTCCGCGCGGTCGCCCTCAACTCGAGCAACCAGGTGGTGCTGCCCAGCGCGGCGGGCGCCGCGCTCATCGGCATCCTCGACGACCTCGGCGTCGGCAACGGCGCGTCCGGCTCGCGCGTGAGCGTCATCGTGAGCGGCGGGGCGAAGGCCGAGGCCCACGAAGCCTTCAACGTCGGTGTCGACCTCGTGGCCGACGCGACCACGGGCCGCGTGGGCGGCTCGGCGACGTCGGGTCACCGGCGCATCGCTGTGGCCCTTGAGGCCGCGGGCGCGCAGGGTGACATCGTGAGCGTGCACGTCGATCGTGACGGCGCGGTGGCCTGAGCGGCCTGAAGGAGACCCAGAAACATGAGCGCCAACACGCACGTCGATCGCCTGCTCACCGACCACGCGATCGCCTACGTCAGAAACAACCCCGGCGCCGCGCGCCAGGCTCTCACCCAGCCCGTGCCGGTCACGCGCACGAGCGACCTCATCTACGTGTGGGACCGCGCGGATTTCCTCCGCGACGACTTCCGCGGCACCGGCTACGGCGACGCTGCGCCGATCTGGCGTCCGGGCGGTGCGACCGTCCGATACCAGATCCAGCCCGAGGCCCTGGCCGCGCAGATCGTGTGGCAGGAGCGCGACAACGCCGACGACCCCGCGCAGTACGAGCGGGCCCTCGTCGAGGGGCTGATGAGCAAAGCGCTGTACGCCGAGGATCGGGTGTTCGCGTCGAGCGTCATGCTCAACACCTCGTGGGCGTCGACGAACCGGTTGGAAGGCGTCTCGTCGTCGCCGACGGGGCTCCAGTTCCTCTCGTTCGCGCAGTCGGGCTCGGATCCGATCGGCGTGATCGAGCGCGGCCGCGACATCGCGCGCACGCAGACGGGCGGCTCGGCGGTGCCGAACGTGCTCGTCGTGTCGGCGGACGTCGATCGCACGCTGCGGTCGCACTCGCAGATCCAAACGAAGATCAACGCCGCCATCAGCGGCAACGGCATCCTGACGGGCGCCGCGCGCCGCGAGCAGATGGCCGGGATCTTCGGCGTCGACCGCTACGTGGTGATCGACGTGGCGCGGGTGACCAGCGTCGAGGGCAACGCGACCATCACGACGACGGACCTGTCGTCGGGCCAGATGTGCCTGATGCACGCGCCGAGCTCGCCGAGCCTGGTCAGCCCCGCCGCGGTCAAGCTGTTCGAGCTGCGGGGCCCCGCGGTGACCGGCGTCGGCGCCGTCCGCCGCTGGACCGACGACCGGCTCCGCAGCGACATGATCGAGGCAATGATCGGCATCGACGCGCGCGTCACCGCGAACGTCGCGGGCGTCCACTTCGCCTCGTGCCTGGCGTGACCTAAGGGGCTGACGCGATGACCTGGACCTACGACGTCACGGCCCGAACCGACCGGACCCGCGTGCGCGAGCGCGTGGGCGACGTGTCGTCGACGGAGCCGCTGGTCGAGGACGAGGTCATTGACGAGGCCCTGACCGAGCTCGGCACGGTCGGGCTCGCATCGTCGCGCGTGGCGCGGCTGATGCGGGCCCGGCTCGTGCGGCTCCCCGACCGCAACATCGAGGGCGTCAACGTCACGCGCGCGCGGCTCGAGGCGATGGACGACCTCATCCGCTCGCTCGACGCCGAGAGCGGCTACGGCGCGGTGCGCGCGACCATGACCGCGGGCGGCACGTCGCGCAGCGCGGAGATCGCCGCCATCGATGACCCC